TTGTAGCGATTTGCTACACTAACTAAATGTCAAACCTATTTAAAAAAGCCGCATTATTTACGGATATTCACTTTGGGCTTAAGAGTAACAGCACATCACATAACGAAGATTGTTTAAACTTTGTCAAATGGGCTGTTGCTAAAGCAAAAGAAGAAGGATGCGAAACTTGCTTCTTCCTCGGTGATTGGCACAACAACCGTGCATCAATCAACATTCTTACATTGGGCTACAGTCTAAAAGCATTGGAAATTCTCAATGAAAGTTTTGATCGGGTTTATTTCATCCCTGGCAATCATGATTTGTATTATCGTGATAAGCGTGACGTTCAAAGTGTGGAATGGGCAAAACATCTCCCTAATGTCCAAATCTGTAACGATTGGTTTCACGACGGCGATGTTGTTATCGCTCCTTGGCTTTGTTCTGACGATCATAAACATTTACGTAAGTTAAAAGGCAAGTATATCTTTGGGCACTTTGAGTTACCAGGATATATGATGAATGCTATGGTCACTATGCCTGAACACGGTGAATTCAGAACCAATGATCTATCGCACTTTGATCATTGCTTCACCGGACACTTTCACAAACGACAAACACGAAACAATGTCACATACATTGGTAACGCTTTCCCACACAACTATGCAGATGCTGGGGATGATGATCGTGGTCTAACTATTTTGGAATGGGGCAAGTCAGCAGAATATCACGCTTGGCCAGACCAACCCAGGTATCGTGTATATCAACTTAGTGATGTTTTAAAACACACTGAGGTTATGTTGCAACCAGGTATGCACGTTCGAGTCAACTTAGACATTGATATCAGTTACGAAGAAGCAAGTTTTATCAAAGAAAACTTCATTGACACTTACGGCCTTAGAGAAATTACAATTATCCCTGCCAAAACAACAGACTTAACAGAGTATGAGTTGCAGGGTAATATAGAGTTCGAGAGTGTCGACCAGATTGTTACAGGTCAACTTACAAATATCGAAAGCGACAAGTTTAACAAGAATCTATTGTTAGACATTTACAGAAATCTATGAAGATATATGCAAACGGGTGCAGTTTCACATTCGGGGACGAATTGCGGGATCCAACCGTAGATGCTTGGCCCCATGTTCTAGCAAGAATGTTAAATGCAGATTTAACAAATGACGCAATCTCTGGGGGCACTAATCAACGCACTGTATATAGAACCATCAAGAATTCTTCTACAGATTACGATTTGTATTTGGTCGCTTGGACTACTATAACTAGGTTTACTTTTTACAAGTCTGATAACAACTTTGAGATAAACTTCAACCCTCAGTTGTCTAGCTCTTTGTACCAGAATGAATCATACTATAAGGATTGGGGCAAGACATTATATGCACAGTGGTATAATGAACTATATGCATTCAAATTATGGTTGCAACAAGTTATACAACTCCAATCCGTACTATCAAATAAAAAGATGTTAATGATTAACACCTTTGACAACAATCTGGAATTGTGGTCGGCCCCGATAGATAAATTCATTGAGAAAGTGAAACTCTTGATCAATCATGATATCATGACGGATAAACAGATACTTGACGAATACTATGAAATTCAGTATTATATAAGTCTAATTGATAAAAGTAAGTTTTATAAATGGAATGTTTTTTCTATACGGGATTTATGCAAAGAATTCCCGATCAGCAAAGATAGACATATTTTAGAAGCAGGCAATCATCATCTAGCAGAGTTACTTTATAACCATCTATGTTCAAAATAAAAGATTTAACAGTAAAAAATTTCATGAGTGTGGGCAATTCCACACAGGCAATCAACTTTGATCGAGATGATCTTACCTTAGTTCTTGGTGAGAACTTAGACTTGGGTGGGGATGATTCAGGTGCTCGTAACGGTACTGGCAAGACTACTATTGTCAATGCTCTATCATATGCTCTATATGGTAACGCTCTAACTAACATCAAGAAAGACAATCTTATCAATAAGACCAATGGCAAGGGGATGCTTGTCACAGTTGATTTTGAATGTAACGGCATTGATTACAGAGTAGAGCGTGGTCGTAAGCCCGCTATTATGAAGTTCTTTGTGGCAGGCAATGAGCAAGAGATTACAGATGATGCTCAAGGCGACAGTCGTGAAACACAGGCTGAGATTGAGCGTTTGTTGGGTATGAGTCACGATATGTTTAAGCACATTATCGCCCTTAACACTTACACTGAACCATTCTTGTCTCTGAAAGCAAACGAACAACGGGTAATGATTGAGCAATTGCTTGGGATTACTTTGCTTAGTGAGAAAGCAGAGAAACTAAAAGAACTCTCAAAAGAGACCAAAGACCTAATCACAAAAGAAGAATTCAGGATCAAGGCTGTTCAAGATGCTAACAAGCGTATTGAAGAACAGATTGAAGCAACTAAACGCAGACAAAAGATTTGGCAGAACAAACACAATGAGGATGTTGCCACTCTACAACGAGCATATGATCAACTTGCTGAACTTGATATTGAAGCAGAGTTGTTGGCACATAAACAAGTTACTGAGTTCAATACTAAATCCAAAGCGATTCAAGATTTGAAGACTTACATTCGTAGAAATGAGTTAGATGAAAAACGAGAACTCAAAGACATTGAAAGATTGAAAACAGAGATTGAGTCATTAGAGAATCATACTTGCCACGCTTGTGGTCAAGGATTCCACGATGATAAACAAGAACAGTTGTTAGACGAAAAGCGCAAGGCATTACAGGAAGCCGCATTACAAGCACTAACAACGACTGGTCAATTGATTGAGAATCAAACAGCATTAGCAGAGTTGGGCGATCTAGGTGCTGTTCCCATTGTTTTCTATGATCGTGAAGAAGATGCATTTGAGCATCGTAGCAGTATGGGTGCTGTGTTGACACAGTTATCAGCTAAACAAGCAGAACACGATCCATACAGTGAGCAAATCAAGGAAATGAGTGAAACTGCGTTGGAAGAGATTAGTTTCGATACCATGAATGCACTGGATGATCTTAAGAATCACCAAGACTTCTTGTTAAAACTTCTCACAAACAAAGATAGTTTCATTCGTAAGCGTATCATTGATCAAAACTTGAGTTATCTAAATGGTCGTTTAGGTCAGTATCTTGATCGTATCGGTCTGCCGCATACCGTCAAGTTTAACAACGATTTGTCAGTTACTATTGAGGAACTGGGTCGTGATCTAGACTTTGATAATCTAAGTCGTGGCGAACGAAATCGTTTGATTCTGTCATTGTCTTGGGCATTCCGAGATGTGTGGGAATCACTCTATCAGCCCATCAACTTATTGTTTATTGACGAACTCGTTGATAGTGGTATGGATGCCAGCGGGGTTGAGAATGCTTTGGCAATTCTCAAGAAAATGAGCAGGGATCATAATAAATCAGTCTGGCTCGTCAGTCATAAAGACGAGTTGGCAGGTCGGGTAAACAACACACTCAAAGTTGTTAAAGAAAACGGCTATACGAGTTATAATACAGACGTAGATATAGTATGACCTTTGACTTTAACAAGATAGATGAGTATCAGCTTGAGATTACAAGTTACTGCAATGCTGCCTGCCCACAATGTCCGAGAAACTATAATGGCAATGGCATTAATAAACATATGCCATTGAGTCATTTGGATAGGAAAGTAATTGATAGAGCGTTTGATACTCATCTTTGTCAAAGATTGCGTCAAGTATTCTTTTGTGGGAGTTACGGTGACCCTATAATGCACCCAGAGTTTTTAAATATACTCAGAGATTTCAGAAGAAAGAATCCCACATTGTGGCTTTACTTTCATACAAATGGTGGGGTGCATGATACATCGTACTGGGCAGAGATTGCTAAGATCATGGCTGGGTATGGACAGATTGATTTCGGTATAGATGGGTTAGAAGATACTTTACATCTATATCGTAAAAATGTAAAATATGAAAAAGTTATAGAAAATGCGAAAGCATTCATTGATGCGGGTGGTCGTGCTCAATGGAATTTTATAGTTTTTGAACATAACGAACACCAAGTACAAACAGTTCAGGAACTATCAAAATCACTGGGGTTCGTTAATACACTAATCCGTCATACTGGAAGATTCTTTAATCATCAAACATTAGAAGAACTTTCAGAGTGGCCAGTGCATAAAGGGCAATCATTAAGACCACCCGCAAATATAGATTTTAGAAATAAAAGCATGTTGTTTTTACCAGAGTTGAAAAAGCAATATAATGATATTCGTGAATATTTTGATACAACAGACATAGTATGTGACTCATTAAAAGGCAACAAAGTGGCAATAAATGCTGAGGGATTAGTATTACCCTGTAACTTTTTCAATCACAACTTATACGATGCAAGATTTTATGAAGACAATGTATTGCCTTGTGCGAATGAGTTAAGCACAGTCGATGGTACAAATCAAGTTCGCAAGTTTCTAAACTCTTATGGATTAGACAATTTAAACATCAATCATAAGTCTCTATCAGAAATTTTTGACAATAATATGTGGGCAGACTTATCTAACAGTTTTTCTTGCTCACTAGATAATGGTAGACTATTTGAATGCGCAATGACTTGCGGCAGTAAATTACAAAAGGTATGGGATCAAGGAGGAAGCAAAAGATGACAATGTTGGTAACAGGTGGTAATAGAGGTTTAGGTTTACACTTAGTAGATTCTTTCGAGGCGACAAGTATTAGTCGTGGCACTGGGTTTGATATAACCAAAGACATTGAACGAATTGCTCAGGAAAGTCTAAAATACGATATCTTTATTAATAACGCCTTTGATGGCCCTCCGCAAGAGTCTTGGGCGAACTTTGCTCAGACTAACTTGTATATGGCAGTTTATGATGCGTGGTCTAATGCTAAAAAGACGGGTCATATTTTTAATATCGGATCCGTGGGTGAAAAGCATATCGTTAGCCCAGAACCCAGATTCGAGACATACAGAATAAGCAAATCCGCTCTAGCCCACGCTAGTAAGCAAGGCACACAGGCATTTAAGAGCAACATTATTCCTTTCAAAACTACACTAATTACATTAGATAGACTTGATACTGAATTAAGCAGAAGTCGTCCAAATTGGACAGGGAACGCCGTTTCCTTAAAAGATGTAAGCGACTTCATTACATACACTTTAGGCACAAATTCAAACACTTGTATAGAAGAAATAACTTTTTATTGTAACTTTCATTATGGCACATAAGTAGTTAGATGACATGGATATATAACGGAACCAGCGTGGAAACTTTACCAGAGGACTGTGTTGGTTTCGTTTATCTTATCACTAACCTAGTATCAGGGCGCAAATACATAGGTAAAAAACTCGCAAAATTCTCTAAAACAACATATAAAACAGTCAAGCTGAAAAACGGCAACAAAAAACGTAAAAAAATCAAATCTAAAATAGACTCCG